TTCGCCAATAGACGACGCTGTAATTACGTACAGTCTGCCCGAAGACGGTAGCGCAGTTAACCCGAAAAAGATTGAAAGCATTGGCGTTCGAAATAAGTTGCAGGCCCGCTTTCAAGCGTGGCGTTATTGGAACCGCATTCGCTACGAAAGCCAAAGCGTCGAATTCGAAGCCACTAGCGAAGCTAACTTGCTGATTCTACAAGAACGCATATTGAACGCAGATAACACAAGACCGAACACGCAGGACGGCGACATTATCGAACAAGACGGTTTGCTGTTAGTAGCAAGTCGCGAACTTGTAACCGTCGTCGGTGTGGCATACACTATTTTCCTACAGCTATCAGACAAAACCGTCCAGGGCATTGCAGTAGCGTCAATAAGCGGTCGCAATATCGTACTTTCAACACCGCCGCGTTTGCCGCTTGTAACTGCCGTTGACACGTATTGCCGTACGACGTTTGTTTTGGTTGCTGCAACTTCTACGCGCTCTGATGCGTTTCTAGTTACTGCAAAAGACCCTGTAGACAATTTCAGTACAAAGATTACAGCTGTTAACTACGACGCCAAATACTGGCAAAACGACAAGGATTACATTAACGGTGTCGTTGATGAATTCGGAAACGAACTTTAAGGGGGCACCATGCCAGTAATTACGATTCAGGAACTTAACGAAGCTTCGTCTGATGCGTTTAGCATCGAAAAGTTCGTTAACGGTGCGCCTGCCGATGTGGTGCCGCGTTACGGTGACGCGTACCCAAACCAGCCGAAAATGGTTCAAACGTTCAATACAACTCAGGACGCTAGACAAGCTACGTTTGACGCTACGCAAACTGAACGTGCAGAAGAATTCGACGACGCTCAAGACTACAGAGAAACTACGTTTGTTGCTACGCAGGCCGATAAAGAAGCGCGCTTTCAAGAATTCCTTAGTGAGTCCGGATATCAGGACTTAGGCGACTACGCAGCAGGCATTACGTTTACTGCATACAATCAAGTTATGCACCGTTCGGGTGAACTCTACGGCGTAAAAGCGTCTGTTGCATTGCCATACACAACAACAGGCGTATGGGGTACAGAAGGTGTTAACTTTATCAGTCGCGGTGATGCTGCATTACGGCAGGAGCTAGCATCACCCACAGGTACGAACTTAAGTACGTTCACGCAAGGCGACGCCGGTTCAGTTCCGCTGCTACTGACTGAAGTTATAAAGCAACTAGGTAAGACGGCTACCCAGTACGGACTAATTGAAGGCATTGCTGTAACAAACGCGGCAGGTGCATTGATTAACGCTAACGCCATTAACGCGTCAATCGCTGCGCTAAGTCGCGACGGTGTGCATACAGTACCGCCAGGTAGCTGGGTAGTCAGTCGCCCTATCGTAATCAACAAGGGTTTCATAACTATTAACTGGATAGGGCAAATCGTTGCGTCTGACGATTTCGTAGGAGAATCGTTAGTTGTCGTCACACCTGGCGGTTCTGAAAACTTTTATCGTTGGCCTATTCACTTTGAAAGTTTCAACGTAAACGCCAGATTCAAAGCGCGCATTATGAACGCGTATAACATGGATCACATGTATATGAACGCGCCTCGGTTTGAGGCTTCGCTAGGTCGTGCGCTACTGTTAGACAAGATTCGCGAGTCAAATCTAGTGTTCCCAGTGTTTACCAACTGCGCGCACCGTGACAACTTCGCTACGCCTGCGGATTGGAACACAGGTCCATACACTGTTGGTCAATATGCGAGGGTTAAGGATGATGACTGGTTGGTTGGTACGTCTTATGTCAGGGACGATATCCGCCGATACGCAGGCAACCGTTTCATCTGCCGCGCAGCAAACGCAGGCAACCAGCCCGACACAAACCCACTGTTGTGGAAAAAGATTCCACACGAAGACTATAAGTGCGTTGTTGCAAACACTAATAAGAACCCACAGTCAAACAATACGAACAGCGTTACTGTGGGCAATCGTGTTTGGCAAAAGGTGTATCAAGACGAAGCTACAGTAGAAATTGTTGACTACGCGATAGACGCTAGTGACAGGTCTAACCAAATCGTACTAGAGAGCCCTATTATTCGCGACTGCGGCAACAAGTGCTTTATTCGTATAGATTCGTCGAAACTGCCGTCCCGTCCGGTTACACACTTCGACGTTTTCGGCGGTCACTTTCACGGGCTGGCCGGTCAACAGGCCGGTATAGTTCCAGAGTTACCAATCCCAGACCTACAGCGCTGCATTGAAATTGGCTACGCAATCAACACTAACATCTATGCCACAAACATTCGTTGCGGGGACGGTAACGACTGCATCGCAGTTATGTTCGGTGATGGGGGTTCGACTAAGGTTAGCCAAGACCTGCGTCTGCGTGATTGTGCTCTGAGTGGCGACGGCTCTAACGATATTGGTTTGCTGGTGATGCCTTCAACCCAAGCATCGTTGTCTTCGGTACTTGAAGTCTCTTTCCTGATGACGCATGCTACCAGTGCTGAAATGCATGACCCACGCCGTGTAATGCGCCGTACTTCGCGCACTGAAGACCGCAAGCTTTTGCCTAGCGGTCTTGACGGTGTAGTAGGTGGTTTCACGGTAGAAGCGCCGTCTACAGGCTACGCGGATGCGCGTCCGTATTCGTACAAAAATACAGCTGACGTTTCTACGCGATACGATATTCAAATCACACCTACGAACTCACAGCTTCGCCTTGGCCCTGGCGATAACACTTACACAGCTTGGCAGGTTGCGACAGCCACGCCGCAACGTATGACACTACAAGCCAACCGCGAACTATCTATTGCAGGAACTTGGGATTTCCCGCTTATTATGGCAGGTTCCCGGATATGGGTAGCTGCTGGCGGTGTACTGCGAATCAAAACAAGCGCACCAACTAGCGACACTGACGGTACTGTTGTCGGCACACAAGCATAGGGGTTGTAACATGGCACTTAAAATAGATACGACGTACAAAGCGATAGTAGTTACTAATTCATATGTAGTTGTTGCGCGAATGGCTATTTCGGACGACAAAACCACACTCAGTTTCGGTGCTTGGTATAAAGTTTCACAGTCCGCTGAAATGTTCAAAGCTGTCAGCTACACAATGCCTTACAACATTGAAGGCGCAGACCCATTCAGTCAGGCTTACACGTACCTCAAAACGTTACCTGAATTCGCAGACGCTGTTGATTGCTGATTAAAGTACGATAGTAAAATGCCCACAGTGATGTGGGCATTTTATTTGCTTAGAAGAAACTTATTGTTTTAGGTTTGGCGTAGTATCCGATGTCATGCAGGATATCGTACGCCTCTTTAATGTAGTATTCGCGGTTTACATCTTCAGGCATCGAATCCGGTAAATCCATTAGAGGTTTCGCCCCATCGCTTTTAGGTATCTTGTAGCCGTTCGACACTGCGTTAATACAACCCTTCTCGCCTATGGCGTAGTACCAGCGTATGGCCTTACCTAGATATACAGCTTCATCAGCTACGAACTGTGTGGCGACTTCGTTTTTATTAGCTGACGCTTGACGCTTCATAACTTTATACGCGCCCTGGTCACTTGTACGCACAGTTACAAACTTCTTAATATCCTGACAACGATTGATAAACGTTTCAATACGCTCGCCAGTCTCAAACATATTAGTAACGGCTTCGATACACACTGTTGTTTCGGGGTTTTTGTGAAATCTAAATATCGCTTCTTTCTTAACAGCCCATGGGTTTTTATATGCGCCTTTACCCTTGCAGCCGTCAATCTTACCGTGCTTGTCTAACTTGACTGCGATGTAGTTGTTAATATCACGACTGTACACAGCTTGATAGTTAGACTCTTCGGTAGTCATACCTAGCTCTTTTTCAAGCTGTTTAATAATTGTGCGCTTCGTTTCGTACTTACTGCGATCATACTTCGTTACGATACCGTCAGTGTTTGCCGATATGGTCGGAATGCCTGCAAGGTGCAAGCGTTCGATAAGCATTAGCAGGATAAGTTGACCGCTGATAGTTACTTGCAGCATCAAATCTGGCGAATACAGCAGCGAGTACGGCGAACCAAGCTTACCGAACGAACCGTTAATAACAATCTTCAGACAGTCTGCGATAACTTGGTTAAGGTGTGCGACTTCAAGCGCTGCGGCAGTGGCTACCGCTTTGTCCGGTGACTTGGCTAACTTCTTAGCTTCGATACGGCGATAAACAATAGCCTTGAATACAGTTAGGAATTCCGGCCCCAGGTGCTGCGGGAACAACTGCTGTGTAATAATAATGAACGGGTAGAACGAATCAAAGTCGTCGTCGTCAATGCGTACGAATTCGTCTGCGATATGGCCGATACACTTTTCAGTTGAATGCAAACCGCCCATGCCCATCTTATAAACCGATTGACCGATTGCAATTTTCAAGTTAGCCAGCGCAGCGGGCATTTTAGGTCTGCCGCCGTTGTCTAGTTCGAACTCGGTACTGCGCAGCGTTTCTAACATCCGCTGCAAAATCGGAGTCTGATACTTTATGAATGTGGGCACCTTATAGAAGAACTTAGCCATATAGTTAACAGTTGGCTTTTCGTCGTGATAACCTTTCAGCTTTGCCAACTCAGCTACAATAACCGCTTCTGCAATCTGTGCGTCAGACTTCGACATAAGGTCTATGCCGTACTGTTTCGATAGTTGCGCACGCAATGTCAGTTGGTCTTTAAGTTCCATACAGACAAGTAATGTTGTTTCTAAGTCGTTCCCACAGTAGTTCTTTACGTACTGCGCTTGCTCGCGTGTGAGGATGGTTCCAGGGGGGAAAGGCAAATCCTGCATTCGCTTACAGTGTAGTCGTCCGCCGTAAGCCTTTAGCGACGCCACAAGCGGGCACACTTCGATTAGGTCTACGTGGTTCATCCGTTTCGGTATTACGATGTTGTGTTTCTTCTGGAATGACCAAAGCGGCATTTTACGCACGATCAAATCACACGTTGCGTCGTAAAGTTGGTCTGAAGTGTAGCGACCTGTTGCAGCACACATTACTATCGGCACGTCATACGCTTTCGAATAGAACCCGATGTTGCAGAAATTCCACATCATAAACGCAAGCATTGAACAATTAAGCTTGCAATCCGGTGACGCCTCAAGTTCGAAAACCTTGCCGGTGCCGACGTGCTTAAAGGCTACGTAGAACAGGTTAGGGTAAGATTCAACGTCGAATACGAAAGCTGTGCCGGTAGGAAACGCCCGCACTTCAGCTTCAGTTAAGTATTCAATCGGATTCATTGCTAGTTGAATGGCTCGCGACAACTGTGTATTGTGCGAAAGTTTTTGCGTGATTACAAAGCCGTCTATATCAATCATAAGCGGTAGACCTTCTTAGGTTAAATGCGGCATTTACCCGTGCCGCATAGTCGGGTGTTATTTAATACGGTATATCGTCTTCGAATGTGCCAAAGTCGCTAACGTTTGCTTCTGATGTATGCACCCTGGTGTACGAACTGTGTTCAGGCGTCTTGCGAACTTCAAGACCCATTAGACAGCCGCGTACGATGCCGCCAAAGAAGAACATTTTAGGCGAATCCGGCAGCCCTGCAAAATGCGCAGTTTCGGCAAACGGTTGCAACAGCGACAAGTATTCACCGTTGAATGAATAGCCATCTGGCAAGCCCTGGATTTGATAACTAGCGCCTTCGCGGTGTTCTTTCGTGACATACAGACCGCCAGTCTGCACAGTCTGACCTTCAAAAAAGATGTTACCGCTAGACGCGAACGGCAACACCATTTTGACAGCAGTGAAGAACAGTTGTGGTATCGGCCAGTAGTGCGGTATTTGAATGTCAAGAATTTGCCGATACGGCGGGAACTTATCGGCAAACAGTTGGGATTTCATCCACGAACCATCCGCAAAGTAAAACGTGATAGAGCTTTGCGAGAAACCGAAGCCTGTAAGCTCTTTCTTAATCTTTGCCAGTGTCTGCGCCGAACTCTTCGGCAGCGACAGCCCGTCAGGTAAGTGAATACCGTGCCACGCTTCCATAATCATATGACCGTTAGTCGCAACTACGGTATTGCTCTGCACTACGACAGAACTGTAAATCGGGTTTGCTTGCTTTGGCTTAACGCACACTGCGACAGCCGCTATCGCCTTGCGTAGCTCTTCGTTAACGGTCGCTACGTTGTCGTCCGGCCCTGGTATGTTGATTTCATGATGTGGCGTGCAGGGAACCAGCGCGTGGAACTCTCCTGAGCGCACTGACAGGACGCTGTGCGAAACCTGTGTAATGCTAAGGTCATGCCCACATTTAGCCAGGGCGGTCAGCAGCTGGTGTGAGTGGGGGCAACAATTGAGGTTGTCGGTGATGGGCGTCGCTAGGGTGACGATTCCGTCAGATGCGGCAATCCAGCCACCAATAGCGAAGCAGTGCGTCAACTGGTCTTCACCGCTGCGCTTCTGCGCTAGGTTGATGTACTTGATTGCGTCTATCAGTGCGTCAGCAGGTTTAGGCGGTGGCGCCTCCTTCACCTTACGCGGCGTGCGGGTCTTGCGAGACTTTACCGGCTTAGATTCGCTTTGTTGTTCAGCCGGTATTTCGATATCACTATCTATATTCATATCCTAAGACCTGCGGGTATTTTAGATTAGTATGGACCTTGATTTTAGCAGGTGCGCGAAGCTTTGACACCATTTCAAGCGCTGCGCTTGTCGTTGCAGGTGGTTCGCTGAAGTGGCGGGTTCGCCACCATTCGCGAGCTTTGTTACCAGCCATGCCAGGGTGTTCAAAACATACCCATTCTTTGAACGGCTTTACGCCACAAACGTACGTCACAACCATTGAAGGCGGTGATATAAGGTTGCCAGATGCGTCGCGCTTTTCGTGCAGGTTGTACAGAACCTTTGTTACGTCGAAATATTCAAGTACAGGTGCGTCGTCGCGCATTGGGTCAGCAGTGCCAGCCGTTGCGAATATCTTTGCGCCTTGGAATGGGAATTGCCAGCCGCAGTGGTCGCAGTATCTAACAGAGGCGTGATTGTGGGCACCGCAGCCAAGGTTGCCGTTAGGATCGCGTTCATTTTCTTTGCAGAGTTTAACCGGTGCGTCGCCGCCTGCTTTGCCAGGTTTGCCGGGAATGCGCGGGTCATTGATTGGGCCTAAGCGTTCGATATTGCGTGCGAAATCCGCAACCATACAGTTGTTTTTGCCGTCATATGGGCGTGTGCCGCGACCGTTCTTCTGTACGTGCTTGCCTGGGCTGTTAGTCGGTTGAAAGTCGCCTATAAGGTCGATTGGCGGATGGTCAAAGCCAGTAGTCAACATATCTTTGTTAACTAGACATTGGTATTCGCCGTTTTGATACGCTTCAATCAACTTGTCTGAATTCTTGATTTTCGAATGTACTACGACAGATGAAACGCCAAAGCCTTGAAGTATTTCATTAGCTGTTTCAGCATTCTTTATGCTGTCGTTAAACACAATCCAGGCGTTGCGGTCGTAACCTAGCTCCATCAGTTCGCGGATACCGCGCTCTAGGATGTTGTCTTTAGAACAAGCCGCTTCTGTTTGTTTGGCATTGAATTCGCCACCTAACAATTTAACACCGCCCATATCAATTTGGGTTTTGGTCGGCTTCGATATAAGCCGCGCCATATGACCTTCATGAACTAGACGGTTAAACGACAGATAGTCAGTGATGTCGTAACAGATGTCAGTAAATACGCCAGAACCGTCAGTTAACATACCTTGCTTCATTCGATACGGCGTAGCACTAAGCCCCAATACTTTCATATTAGGGTTAATTTTCCACAGTTCGTTAATGACATACATATACATCGTGCTTTCGTCATTATTGAGCAAATGCGCTTCGTCAATAATGAACAGGTCACGCCATCCGAAGTGTTTTCTCTGAAGCTCGATAAATTCACTTTGTACGCTTTGAAGTTCTAGCGCTTTTCTAATGGTTGGTGCGATAGACTGAATACCGCCGAACATAATTGGCTGCACGATGTCGCGACGGTCAAGACCTGCGCTATGAATGCCAATAGGCGCAGAGCCCCAAACTTTAATCAACTGTTTAGCGTTTTGCTCAATAAGCTTTTGAACGTGTGTAACCATCATTACGCGAACGTGCGGATGGTCGCGTAACATCATCCAAATAATGAACGCGATAACCAGACTTTTACCGGTGCCGGTAGGCATTGCGATAACAGGGTGCCCGGTGCCGCCGTTCTTGTAATAGTTAAAGAACGCGTACACAGCCTCTTCTTGATACCAACGCGGTACTAACATTAGCGTATTCCGTGCCGTTCAATTGCGATGCTTGACCAATTAGGACAACCGACCTTAATTATGTCAGCAGGTATTACAGCGTTGTAGCCGGTGCAAAGCCATTGCTTATTATCAACAGGCTTTGCGTATTGGCAGCTACGGCAGTTCTTTTCAGCCGGTGCGTTATAGTGGCAGATGTTTTTAAACCCACACCAACCGCAGTCGCGGCACGTCGGGTTATCTGATAGTCTTGCAGGCGGTCGGTCGGACGTAATAATGCGTTCGGCCTTTATTTCCATCTGCTGGCCTAGTTGATGATCTAACTTAGCCAATTCAACATGCAGTTCGTCGTTGTTCTTGCAGATGTTCAAATAAAGAACGTAGTTAAACCCGTACTTGTAGCCGTATGTTGATGTTTGCGCGTAGTGCTGCGGCTTAGCAATCGGCATTTTGTTTTTCTGTAACTTCGGAAAACCTGCCGCGTTGTTGGTCTTGAACTCAAGTAGTACCGGCTCTGTAATACCGTAGTGCGCTGGCAAATAGCCGATACCGTCCAGGCTGCCGCCGAAGTGACCGCCACAGCCTGTAATTCTGTACTGTGGGTATGTGCCATCGGGGTTAATCGGTTCGTTACGGTTTTCAAACCATACACGCATACCGATACCTTCAAGCCATTCAATAAAGCGTGCCTCTTCGCGATGACCACGATTAAACAGTCGCTGTTGTTGTCCGCTAAAGATTTCTTTGTAGACCCATCGAAACGAGTACCACAACTTACGCGAGCAATCATCACCAATAAGCGACGCGCCTAAGTGGTTGCGGTGCCCGTCGTCATACGCGGTTGCGCAGTACAGGTCTATGTCAGCTAATATCTGTTTCGCTACAGCAGTCGCTAAACCTGGGGCGCCTAACTCCACTGCGGGACGTGACAAGGCGTTTACGTTTCTGTCTGTGGTCTGAAATAAGTTCGCGCTGTTGTTCAGAGTTTGCCCGTTCAAAGTGTTTGCGCTTCCTGACATCTGACTTTTCCTTACGCCTAACAAGTACGGCATAGTTAGCTGCCATGTAATCCGCAGACAATGTTATTACGTCTTTTAGTTGGTCTTTGCTTAGCTGCGACAAATGGCACTGTTCAAATTCAACACCAAGCATACGCGACAGCCAAGCATACGCTTTCTTTCGCGGCATTAATCCGCTACGCCAAAGTTTGTCGAATTCAACATGCGCTAACATACGCAACTTTGCAGTAATTCCGTCACACATACGACCCAAAGGAATTTCAGTATTTGGATGACATCCCACAGTAGCACGGCAGTCGTGACACACGTAAATGTATCGGACTTGACCAGACCGCAGCCGCTTTTGATTCAGTTCTAAGGAGATATTGGTAGAGCAACAGGCGTCGCACAGTTCGGGTTTAGGCAGTGCGTTTTCAATGGCAGACATAGATTCACTTCCTTATGCGATAACAAGGGGCCGAAGCCCCCTATTACGTAGTCCGATATTACTTGCTACCCCAAGGCACGTTGGAACCGCCACCGTTGTTAGCCGGTGCCTGCTGTTGTTGCTGTTGGTTGAAGTTGCCGCCGTTGTTCTGCGGTTGCTGCTGTTGGAAGTTATTGTTCTGCGGCTGTTGGTTAAAATTGCCGTTTTGCTGCTGGTTGTTCGGCTGCTGGTTGAAGTTACCGTTGTTACCTTGTTGTTGCTGGTTGGGGTCTTGCTGTTGGAAGTTGTTACCTTGCTGCTGGTTGCCGCCGTTGTTCTGTTGGTTGAAGTTGTTCGGCTGCTGCTGTTGATTGCCGAAGTTACCGCCGTTGTTTTGCTGCTGTTGTTGGTTGCCCTGCTGTCCCTGGTTGAAGTTGTTGCCTTGTTGCTGCGCGTTACCGCCGCCGTTGTTGCCATTGGCCGGTGCTTTGCCCGGTTCGTTACCGTTGCGGTCCAGGAACTTTTTAACTTCAGTGTACGGCGTTACGGCCACACCTTGCGCCTTTTGTTCCTGCTGCTGTTCGGTCAGCGCCTGGGGGCCAACTTCAACCATAAACGGAATGTCGTGTAGTACCGAACTGTCAGGCACGTTGAACACGCCGACGCAGTGGCACAGCGCGGACATTTGGCCGTGTGCGATTTCGCAAGCCTTTTGCGACTGTGCGTACAGGTTCAGACGTGCGACACCTGTTGCGCCTGCAAATTCACCTTCGGTTACTTTCAGGTCCAGTTGCAGATAACCGCCGGTGCCTGCGTTGTTCGGTTTGATTTCCGAACTGGCAATAATCACCGGATGACGTCCGACCGGCAGGCCACCGCTACCGCCCTGGTTAGGGGCGAACTGAGTTGCGTCAAAACCACCATTCAACAATTGAGCCATTTTCGTAACACCTTCTACTGTTGCCGACTATTAAAAAGGCTAGGCGGCTACGCCTGAATTATGCAGCCATGCATTTCTTGAAAATGTAATCTAAGTTTGCAGGTTCGTATTCAGCAAGGTTGCCGCTTCGGTCGCGTGCAAATATTTCAGGAACTTCGCGAGTGCGGAACGCCTGCTGAATGCCTTGCCCTGGAATCGGTACGCGATCAAGGTGCAACACTTCGTCAAACATATGCGGCACTTTTGTATCAAGATCGTTGCCAGGAAAGAAGATTCTTTTCTGACGTACTGGTTCAACTCTAAATACGCCATTCTCTGCGATGGTCTTTGTACCGACCTCAAGGTTACACTGTTTGCCAATCAACGCAAGATGTTTTTGCGGCATGTAGAACAGTGCATTTAGGTGTTTCATCATGCGCTTTGACATTTCACCGTAAGCCATACGTCCATCTTTGCACCGCGACAGTTCCTGCGTCAAGATGATTTCGGCCATCTGCGAAATAGAATCCACTGCCAGCGTGTCATAAGCTTTCGCTTCGTGACTGCTAAAGAACCATACGAAGAATTCGTCAACAAGCTGCGGCGTGTACGCTTCGAACGCTGGTACGGTAGAACCTTTCATAGACGCTAGTCCAGGCTCTACGACAAGAAGAAGGGGGCGCGGTGCAGTGTTAACCGTTGGCGTCTTGCCGGAACCCGCACCGCCAAACATGACCATTTTAACGCCGAAGCGCTGCATTAGCTGGCCTGCTGGTTTGATTTGCCTTGCGTCCATGCCTAATCCTCAAGCAACGACAGCGCGTGTCGCAGGTGGTCGATTTCATCAAGTGCCGCTTTGATGTCGGCTTTAATCATCGGATCGATAGCCTTGTGCGTCAGAATCGACACCAGACGCACGCGCCAAATTGGTACTTCTTCAGACGGTTGCGGTTTGCGTTTCGTTGACATTCGTCGGTTTCCCTACGGTAAGCAGTCCGATTTTAAGGCGCGTTGCTGTGCGCTCAATGCACACTAGCTTTACTTCGTCGCCTAGTTCGGGCAATACATCGTTGACAAAGACGCCTTTAATGTCAGCAACGGCACGACGTCCGTTATCCAACTCTATGTAGGCGTATTCCTGTGGCGGTGCGCGGCGGTCTTTCATTGTGAACCTCATTGCTATGTGTGGGCAACTAGTCGTCAGGCCCGGTAAGCGTCAACGTAGGCGCACCGTCAGAAGTCACGATAACGCGATCTACGATTAAACGTTGTTCCGGTGTAAGCCTTTCATATTCGGTTTGGGATACTGTCGGATTCCAGTTTATCAAAGCGTAGGCCGTTTCTTTACCTTCTGCACCACTGTCTGCGATTTGGTCTAACGCGTTGTGAATCGCAGTGCGGTCTATTTTACCGTTCGCTTTGACAAACCCGAAATTGACTTTCTTAGCCAGCTTCAGCACCCATCCATTGCCCATGTCTAGCGATTCAGTACCTTTTTTAACATTCGGATTAAACAGGAATTGCGCTACAGCTTTACGACATTGCATTTCATCGTACTTAACCCGCTCAAGTTCGCCGCTTGCGTTCATCCAGGCCAAAACCAGTTCGTCACGGCGCGCTATCCAATCTGAATCCGACCACAGTTCTTCATAGCCTGTGATTGGGTTAAGTACGTACGGCATTTATTCAGATACCTTATTGCTGTCAACTGTCTGCACAGCTGCGCAAGGGCCACCGTGACCAGCTTGTCGAGTGCAGCACCAACCTTTCGGCGCAATGTTGCACTTTTCAGCGTCAGTAGTTTGATAGTCAACGTGTGCAGTGCAATGTACGCCACCGCCTTCAAGCACTGTGCGTTCTGCATCAAGGTCGCGGGTTATAGCTTCGGCGTCGGCATACTTTTCAGGATAGCGCTTGCGAAGCTTCGCGATGTTGGTTGCCTGGACTTCTTCGAATGTCACGCCGATGGCTTTTGCCAGGATTGCGTCATACCACATACCATCGCCAATCTCTTCAGCGACGTTAATGAAGTCCAGTGCTGCGCCTGTATTCAGCGAACGTTCTAGCGCTTCAAGCAATTCGCAGCCTTCGGTAGCTTTACCGATAATGCCGTGCAGGATGTCAACGGCCTTAAAGTCGTTGATTGCCAGTGCGCCGATATTCAACTCAGATGCGCTTTTGCCGAACGGGTCAAGCGCGCCAGGGTACAGCGGCTTACCGTAAAACAGCGCCTTCTTGATCTTGTCCAGGCTGTTCAGCGCGATGATTGCGGCATTCAGTTCGCGCAGAAAAAAGCCTAGTTCGACCTTTTCAGGGTAGTACGACGTTGACTTAGTGCGGTTTGCGTCTTCGATATAGTTTGCTTTGTTGTCCGACATTCTCTGCGTCTCCGATGTGTCGGCGGTGTGCCAACGTATGCAAACCATAGCGGGGCAGGGCAGAGCCGTCAACAAAAATAATTTGCTTGATTAATAAAATATTTGACCCTAACCTAGCGACATCAAATTGCCCACATTACAAGGCCCGCCAGGATGAACGAAGGCGCTAAGCTATTAGAAGAGACGCGGCAACTGCTTATAAAGCGGCCTGCCGACGTGCCGCTGTCGAAGGTCGCAGCTGACGTCGGTGTGTCGGTGCAGTGGCTGCGCAATTTTGCAAAAGGTGATGATTCAGCAGCTAATCCCGGAATCGTCACCGTAGGAAAGCTAAACGCATATCTCAAGGACTTGAAATAAATATGTATCAGTCCATACCGAACGAAATGAAGATGTTCCCGCAATGGATAGTATGGCGGTATGAAGACACTGAATCACCAAAGCCAACCAAAGTGCCATATTCGCCGCGCACTGCATCGCATGCGCTGGTGGATGACCCTTCGACATGGGCGACATTTGACGAAGCTGTACATTGTATGCGTTCGTCAACATATTACGCCGGTATCGGTTTCGTGCTGACTGATAATGACCCTTTCACGTTCATCGACCTTGATGACCCTAGAGAGCGTAAGCCAGACGGAACCTATAAGCACAAAGACCCCGAAATAGTAGCGCAACGTCAAATCAAGATTTATCAAGAATTCGACAGCTACGCCGAAAAGTCGCCATCGGGTAACGGCTTGCATATCATCGTGCGCGGTCAAATACCGTCAGGACGTCGCCGTAGCTCTATCGAAATCTATTCAACAGCTCGCTACATGACGATGACCGGCGATGTGTTCCGCAATGCGCCCATTCGCGATTATCACGACATGGCGAACGTACTGTGGGAACAAATCGGCAAAGGCAGCAGCGCAACCGCATTTTACGCAGGGCTTGAACACGCAAAGCATACCGACGAAGAAGTATTAGAAATCGCACGTCACGCTGCGAACGGTGAAAAGTTCAGCGACCTGTTCGACCTGGGCGACTTCGGAAAATGGGGCTACCCGTCGCAGTCTGAAGCGGACTTAGCGCTAATCGACATCATCGCATTCTATAGCGAGAATCGGCAGCAGGTTCAAAAGCTGTTTCTGCAATCGAAGCTAGGTCAACGTCCGAAGTCTAGAGCGCAGTACCGTTTGAACTACATGCTAAACAAGTGTTTCGACCACATGCTACCGCCTGTAGACGTTGACGGACTGCGCGACCAACTGAACGCAGCGCTTGAACGCCGCGTGCGCGAACAAATCGTAGAACAGAACGTGCAAGCTTTGCCGCACAGCACTAACGAACCGACCGCGCCTGTCGCAGAGCCTGAACGAAGCATTTACACGGTTCCGCCTGGGCTGCTGGGCGAAATCGCGAAGTTCATCTATAGCAACGCTATTCGCCCTGTGCCTGAAATCGCCCTAGCCGGGGCGATTGGCCTGATGGCAGGCATCGCAGGACGCGCCTACAACACGCCGACCGGCACCGGCCTTAATCAGTACATCCTATTACTAGCCCGTACCGGCACTGGTAAAGAAGCTATTGCAAGCGGCACAGCGAAGCTAATGGCGTCAATTAAAGGCGTAGTGCCGACGTCTACCGAATTTATTGGCCCTGGTGAAATTGCATCACCACAAGCCTTGGTGAAATTCCTATCGAACACATCAAAATCGTTCATGTCAATCGTTGGTGAATTCGGTATCGCATTGCAACAGATGTCTACGTTTAACGCACCGCCGCACCTTGTAGGCTTACGCCGTATGCTTCTGGACATCTTTAACAAGTCTGGTAACGGCGACGTGTTGCGTATGTCCATCTACAGCGATAAAGAAAAGAACACGTCGGATATAAACTCGCCTGCTATGACGCTGGTAGGCGAATCGACACCTGAACGTTTCTACGAAGGCATACACGAAGGAATGATTAGCGAAGGTCTGCTACCACGCTTCACAATTATCGAATACTTAGGCGACAGACCTGCAATTAATAACGACGCTATGAACGCGCAACCGTCTAACGCGCTTCTAACCAGTCTGTCGCAGCTGTGCGCTAACGCATCGTCACTGAATGCCCACAATAGAGTTGTAAACGTAGGCTTTGCAGACCAGCAGACCGCAGACCTGTTTCGCAAATTCAATGACCACTGTGACGCACAAATGCGCGGCGTTACTGACGACGTAGTGTTGAACCTGTGGAACCGATGCCACGTCAAGGCGTTGAAACTTGCGTCGCTTATAGCTGTGGGCTGCGACTTCTATCACCCTGCAATCAACCTTGAAAATGCGAACTGGGCTATCAATCTGGTGTTAGAGGATTGCGGCAACGTACGTCGTAGGTTCGAACGCGGTGAAGTAGGCCAGCACAACGAAGAACACCAACAGCTAGAAGGTGCGGTAAAGGCATTCAAAAACTACGTCGTGACAGCCTGGAAAGACTTTACGTCAGCCTATAGCGGAACTACTAGCGCAGCACTGCACGGCAACCGAATTGTCACCTATAGCTTTCTACACAAGCGATTGGCGCAAACGTCTGTGTACCGTAAAGATAAGATGCAGGCGACGTTTGCAATCAAACGCGCACTGAAGACCCTGGCCGAACGCGGCGACATTCAAGAAATCAGCAAAGCAACCGCAGCAAAAGAACACGGCTATAACGGTGTGTGCTACATGATAACGAATCTTAAAGCCTTCGGGCTGTAGCACCAACCTGCAAGGACGCACCCGCTTAGGCGGGTTTTTGCGTTTCTACCGTTTGTCGGTGAAATGCTTGACGTAGGTTATAGCGCAGTCTATATTGAATTCAACAGCGAAGAGGTTAGTAAAATGAACACTGAAACAATAGACCTTCTAACCGTATCGCGAATGGTTCGCTTGATACACACAACAACGAACGAATCTGTGAAAGCCTGGGCACGCGAGAATGGCAGTCGTTCGCTTATAGCATGGTCAACATTGCAGGGGTTATCGAAATGACTTACGACGAATTGCAACGCAGTGACAAGCCGCTTGAAGACAAAGCGCAGTACCTGCACGACAACGCGCTAGACTACATGTGCGTTGGTGAATTCGTACTGATTAACGAAGGTGACGGCGAAGTTTGGTTGTGTGAAGACAGCGACGTTAAGTTAGACACTTGCCGCCGCATTCGTCAAATCGCAGTGTTCATCGGCCACAACGAAGAAGGCTTAGCAATCTATAAAGGGGTGCTGCTGTGACTAGCTTTGACGGTTGGTATGCTGTTTACTGGAACGGTGCAATAGTCGCGGTTTTTAAAAGTAGACTTGAAGCTGATAACTACGCTAGGGATAAACCCGCAAACCTTAAAGTGGAGCTGTTCAAAAATGTCTAAAGGACTAGTGGTATCGCTGTTTGACGAAAGTGGCAACATGCTTGAACCATGGGCTAACGCGGGTTATGAATGCATCGCGTACGACATTTTGAATACAGGGGTAAAAATTGAACATCGCAGCGGTGGTTCAATTTTGTTTAAGCATGCCGACTTAATGTCACCTGAAAACATTGCCGAAATCGTAAGTGTGAAACCAGTAATAGTGTTCGGCTTTCCACCTTGCACACATTTAGCAGTTAGCGGTGCTAGGCACTTCGAATCGAAACGGGCAGCCAACCCAAGATTCCAGGAAGACGCCGTAGCGTTGTGTAAGGTTGTCGAACACGTAGGTGAACTAACTGGTGCACCTTGGATGCTGGAAAACCCAGTATCTGTGCTGGCTACCATGTGGCGTAAATCGAATTTTTGGTTTCACCAGTATGAATACGGCGGATACCTGCCAATTGATGACGAACACCCGCGTTGGCCTGAATACATTATGCCGCGAGACGCATACCCGAAATCAACGCATATCTGGTGCGGCAATGGGTTCAGTCAACCGCTTAAGCGTGTCGTAGCGGTTGACGAAGGGTATAGCGTGCAATTTCACAAACTTGGCGGTAAATCGGCTAAGACTAAACAGATTCGTTCAGAGACACCGCGCGGGTTTGCGCAAGCTGTGTTTGAGCGCAATAGCAGTTGGATAGTAAGAACAATCGACAAACGGCACGCCGCAGACATTGACGTAGGGCTATGGCGTATTGCACAATAAACTAACAGACGCTAACCACCACACCAATCGAAAGGAATATCGAAAGTGAAAATTACAAAAATGATCGTAGCGATCCTTAGCAAACTGTCTGGCAAGCCGCAACAGCCTAGCGAAGCTGAAGCTGCACGCCTTAATGAACAAGCTGCACGTTCGATCTAAACAACCTCAAACTGAAAGGAATCACGACCATGTTAGAAGGTCTGCAAAAACGTAAAACGCGGCACGCGCTGCACTTCCTGTTCTGCTTCCTGTGCCCGCCATGGGTGTTCGCCTGGGTCTACTTCGCAGTCAGCAACCGCAACCATAACCAACGTGCCGAACTGGCACTTATCAACCTGATTCAGAACCGTGCATTGCACGACAAGGTGTGACCATGGATAACAAAATAAAAACTGTTGAAATACTGCACTGCGTATTCAACGGTGAAAACTCAGACAGGACGCGAATAATAGCGCCTGATTTAACATCATTTCGGCTTGTCGGCTTTGTGTGCAACAGCGCCGAAATAACCACAGCTAACGCGAAACTAAACGACGACTTATTTGAAGCCGCTGTGCAGCTTCTATCGTGCGTGGAAAAGGGCCTGTACACAGGTCACGCTGCAAGCGACTTGCAATCAGTTATCGACAGGATGACAGGTAAAACTCAACAAAATGACACGGGAAACTTAAATGGCTACTAAGCAAGTAACAATCAAGACTCTAGGGCCAACGGGCAGCGGTAAAACGTTCGTTATGGCATTCATCGCGTCTGCGTTGAAAGAGCGCGGATTTACAATCGTCAGGCAAAATATCAACTTCGCAACTGAAGACGAAATGATTGTTGAATTTGATCCTACTGAAGTCGGTAAGGCCAAACATGACTAACCAAACAGCACTCGAATTCTTAGCCGCGCACGCCAGGACGGCAAACCGCGCAGCAGTTCGCGAGCGTAAGCGTACTGGTGACGCACTGTTAGTCGGTATGTACACCAATACCCGCGACCTCTATATGAGACAGGCTCGCAGCCTTCAAGGGTCAACTGTGGGCATCAAGGCCAGCTTAGCCATGTCAGACCCTAGCCAGGACCGCGCCAAACCGGGCAAGGCTGCGTTTTCTAACCTAGGTTAACCCAACCCCACCGGGGCACCTACCGTTCGTCGCTGGGCAAGGGCTGACCTGGGCCGGAACGCATCGTTGAAGGTGCCCACATTAACCATTGAGGATTGACGTAATGAGTCTTAGCGATGACCTGAATAGCATAGCTGCAATACCTGCAACACAATGGCCGCAGGATCAACCACGCACCATGCAGCAGGTTGAAGAAACAACAACGTTCAAGATTTATGCGAATGACCTTCGCGCAGTGCTTAGCGAATGGTTGGCTGAAAACGTCGGCGCTGTGATTGATGGTACACACGACATTGACGCACTGATGTACAAGATCGCACTACGTAGCAAGGTGCACTAATGGACCTTCGTAAACAGTGGTTCGCAGAAGGTAAGAAAGCCTTTGCCGAAGGTAAGCTGCGACGCGACAACCCATACGTAGAGTTTACCCAAGCACATAAGCAATGGTTACGCGGTTGGATTATCGCAAACGGCTTCGAAGACTAGACCTGAGCGAATATCAAACCTAAGCCTCTTAATTGAGGCTTTTTTGTGCGTGTCGATAACGTAGATCAAATCGTAGACTTATGCTGCAAAACCTGCGTTTGATGGGTTATTTCCTGACCTTTGAGTCAATATGATAAATAATATGGCAATAATATGGGCAAAAGGCTCGTAAGTGCCTGATTTCATTGGGAATAATATAAATAATATAAATAATATGGCTTAGTACCTAAAACGCAAATAAATAATTAACAAATAATAATAAATATAAAATCAAAATTAAGAACAAAATCAAATTAAATTCAAATATAAATTAAATAAAACATAAAAATCCTATTTGAATTTAATTGTTAATTATTTATTTGACAAAAGGAGATTTACTATATTATTTATATTATTTATATTATTATTATATATTTCATATACTTACAGTACTTTTACCTACCTTTTTCAGCTATTTTCGATATGTTAATTCGTTGATTATTTGATCAAATTCAAATGCAATGGCCAAAATCAAGTCAAATCAAACGCAAATACAAATTAACGTCAAATTAATGACAAATCGTCAAAATCAACGACAAATTCAAACGCAAAATTAAATTCAAATAGCAATTGACCATTTGCGCGGCTGTGGTAGCATTGCCGTGTCGAATTTATCACTGTGGGTACGTAGAAATGTCTTATGAAATCCAATCGAATAGCGCTGAAGTCCTGGCGAGCAATGCCGGACGCGCCGAAGCTGCTGACGTAAGGAAGCCGCGTGGCTCATATCCGTTTGCAAAGCTGAATGAAGGCCAGTCTTTCGCCGTACCTATTGGCGAAGCTAACGTGCATTCGCTTCGCACTCGCTGTTCACAGCTTAGCGTTGAAGGTAAGCGCTTTGTGGTGTACGTACACGAAGGCGTAGGCCTTGTGGAAATAGCTAGGCTTGCAGACCGTGTTGCGCAACAGGCAAACATTTATCAAACCGGCGATGCCCTGGCCGCAAAGCACGGTCATGCTAATGTGGGCAAAAACCCTGAAGACTTCTACGCACCTGGATTCAATCCGAATAACCACGATTGGAACTCGCAGTAATGACTACTGGTTTTGTAGCGTATGACGAACTGTCTGCTGCGTTTCTGCTAAAGTCTATGCAACTTGAACAGACAATGCAGGCGCTAAAGGCTATCGTAGAGTCACGCGTAAACATGAAATTGAACGTGAACAACAACCGCCGCGCTGACTTCGTACGCGAAGAACAGCAGGCTTTCGACCGTGCGCATGAACTGTTGGGTGAATACTATGGAACTGACGCCTGAACAACGTATGAACATGAATCGCGGAACGTTTGGCAAATATGGGCATAAGTCGCAGCTGTATGACGCCTATTGCAATGCCGACGTAAGCTTTAACGGCACTCGCTGGTATATGCTCGACTTCGATTCAATGAAGCCTATCAACCTGCGGCCTGTGTTACTGTCTGTTGCCGTAGCGAATATCGTAGGTTGGTCTAAAGTGCCGCACCTTACGCAACCGCCATTGACCTGGGATTGATCGCTATGAATCGCGTTATAGGCGGCGGTAAAGCCGCAGTACGTAGCACTAAGCATGTGTATATAGGTCGCGGGTCTGTATGGGGCAATCCGTTTCGCATTGGCCCTGATGGCACACGCGAAGAGGTTATAGCGAAGTATCGTGCGCGCTTCTACAGCCTGGAAAACCTGCAATGCTTGGCGAAGGTAGAGCTAGCGGGTAAGACCTTGGTTTGTCATTGCAAGCCGTTAGCCTGTCACGGTGACGTATTGGCTGAATACCTAGCGCAGTTCGAACCGAAGCAGGGTGTGTTGCTATGAAACATCTGCGTAGCGCACCATGGCGTGAAGAATGGAAGCGCAGCACGCCTAAATCAATGTTGGTAGATGGGCCACGTTCGCAGCTGATAAAGCCGTCGAAGCCGTGGCCTAAACTGCGTGACAAACTGAAAGGTGACGTATGAAGTGCGAAGAGTGCAACGGGGTAGGTGAAATCTGCGTAGGTGTTGATCCTGGCTGCGATAGCCCTGGCTACTATCAGCCGCCTGAGTACGTGACTGAAAGCTGTGATGCGTGCGGCGGTAGCGGCGAATGGACTGTTGAAGAACCAGCGCCACGCGGCGAAGAGTATGAATAACGCAGCCATCCAGGCATTGCTATGGACGACGTTTAATGCAGGTCGTATGCCGACTGGTCTTCGTATGTCGTATCAGCTGTATTTTGACCTGATGAAAGGAGACGAAGAGTTTGCAAAGCTTGTTGAACTGCCTACCGCAGAGTGCGACAATGTGACGTACCAAGGGCTGAAGCTGACGTTTGACCCCTGGTACAAAACACAACCTCACATAGAGAGCGTATCGAAATGAACCTTGACGAGCTTATTAATAAGCTTCAAGCACAACGTAATGAACACGGCGGCAAGATAAAGGTTTTCGTGCCAGATGAACATAGCGGCGATGGAAAGCGCGAACCTGACCCATCGTTGTATGAACCGCTGTACGATTGGGAAGACGATGAACAATCTATCATCTTGTGAGGGGTATCGAAATGAAACTGTCTGAACACCAACTGAACGAAGTAGAGTTGTTCGAAGACGCAGTGCGCGAACTGACTAACGTAATCGAACAGCTGAACGCCTGCGCGCGTAACCTGGACGCAGCGGGTATCGTCGTAGACTTCGCAATGCCTACGCCTATCAAGGTCGTGCATTACGTGTTTAAGTCTGTACCGATTAGCCGTGATGACATCCAGGCTGCTAAGCAGCAACGTAACGTAAACGCGTTCGGCCATGCATCGTGGTGCAAAGGCACAGGCGTAGGTAGCGACTGCACGTGTGTGCTTAAAAATGGCGAAGCTTAATCAGCCGTTCGTAGCGATACAATGGGCCATTGTCCAACCGTGCGACGCATTTGATACGCTGCACCGCAACGTGCGTCGCATGGATTTGGTATGGATGCCAACCGACCTTATCGAACTGTACCGCAAGTCGCACGCTATGCTGCTGGCCCTTGAAGCCTGTGGCGTGAAGCAACACGCGTGCTATACTGAAGCACTCAAAATCATCCGTGTAACAGCATCGTCGGAGTAAATGAAATGAAGCTGACTAAAGAACAACTTAACGTTTTGAAAGATGTAGATTGGTGCGTTATCAAGATTAACGAAGCGATTGCAGCAGCAAAGGCAGTAGGCGTAACAGTAGTTGTTGCCGGTGGTACTGACGTAGAGGTATGGGTTAAAGACCGCTTCGTTCGTCAAAGCATCACACCTGCCGACATCGCAGAAGCAATCATTCTGCACAGCCAGGAAAAGGCAGCTGAGCTTGTAATCGACGGTACTACGTATTTCGCTGAAGCAAAGCAACCTGAAGTCAAACACGTTGACGTGCCAGCTACACCAGCAACCGACGTAGCAGCCTGCACTTGCCTACGCGACCATTTCGAACCTCGCTGCGCCGATTGCCCTGACAATGCAAAGCCTGAACCTGATACTGTGGGCATTCATACCGATGAAAAGCCGGTATACGTCGATATTGACGAACCGTCAGCACAGGCCGAAGAAGGTTACATTGAGCGTAAGCACAGGCCGAAGCTTAAACCGTAATGCTTGTTGACCGGCTATCGCATAGGTACTACACTCTATAGCGTAGTACCTAATCAACTGAGGATTTAACCATGTGCTGGCTCTGTGAATTCACCAAAACAAACCCAACCGAAAAGCAATCTGAAATGGCGCGTCTGCTGTTTTCCAGGCTGTGCGATTTGCTGGATGAATGCGCGCAACTGCCAACGCAGAACCCGAGATTCGAATACGCTTGTACTCAGGCGTCGCGGCTATTCAGCAATGGTAAGCGCAAGCCTGAAAAGATTAGCGAGTCCATAGGCCGCGCAATCGTCGAAGAAATGCAAAAGACGTTCGGACCTGACGTAGAGATAGAGCTAGTCGGTAGTGAATCGCTAACCGCCAACCAAGGCCGCAGAGCGACGGACAACGTACTGCAATTCAAGGGCAAGCTTGACCACGCAACGCAAGTGCTGTTTGACGCTATCGAAACGCCGACAGATGGGAAGGTGCATTAATGGCCCTGGAATCGAAACACATAGCGCTGTTGCGCAGTTGCTCGCGTTGGCTGAAAACGCGGTCTAGTTCGCCATATTTCGAGCGCGTAGGTCTTTGCACTATGATGGCCGTCTATGCCAAAGACCTTGACGAAATAGCAGACGAACTTGAAAAGCTGAATCTGCCGAAGACTGTCGTAACCCTGGATGACATATTCGGAAAGTCTAACAATGACACCTGAAGACCTGTCGAAGTCAGGAACAGAACACGGCCACCAAGCTGCGTTATTCGCGTGGTGCAAGATGGCCGAACGCTACGGCGTAATAGCTGCCGACGATGCGCGCTGTTACGCCAAACTAATCACACCAACCGACCAGCCGCACGCTCTGCGCCTCTATGGCACGGACGCTGCGGTTTTGGCGTTGAAATGGATACACGCCATCGGCAACGGCGGTTCCAGGGGCGATACGGCTAAGTCCAGGGCCATCAGGGGCGGGCAGATGAAAGCAGAAGGCGTCAAGCCTGGGGTTGCCGACATCTTTCTACCTGCGCCTCGCGGTCAATGGCACGGGCTGTATATAGAAATGAAGAAGCCAGCCGAAAAGCCAAAGCGCGAAACGAGCAAAGGAGGTCTATCGGACGAACAGATAGCCTATCGCGACTGGTGTTACACTGTCGGTTACGGTTGGTGCGTGTGCTATAGTTGGTCCGAAGCTGCAAACATCATTAAACAATATATGGGATATTGAATATGGAAATCGGTAAAGTACCTGGCGCAACACGAACGCTTGGCGCACCTACAGATTGGGATAACGGCGAAGTACCGGTTAGCGCGCTACCTATCTGCGATGTCGAGTATGGTGGCGCGGCCTGGATGGTTTCAGCTTGGGAACCTACAGCTGAAGAACTGGCGCACCTTATGGCGAACGGTAAGGTGTTCCTTTGGATTCAAGGCACGTCACACCCTGTCGTTGGCGTAGGTACTGACAAAGACCTTTGAGGATGTAGCGCGATGGACTGCATAGAATGTGAATTACGGCGTGCTAGGTTGCGCGCTGGCTGTATGTCATTTGTCGGCATGTCACTCGAAATCATTGCTGAAGACTTGTCGAAGCGCTACGGCGCAGATTACTATGTGGTGTATTCGGTAGACGGTGATATCAGGCGTCAAATCCTGTACCGTAGCTCGAAAGTCGCACCATACGAACCACACGAAATCTCACGGACGGTAATTCATGGACAACCGCGAAGAAGCAAAGAAGGCAAAAGCCCTGGCAGATGAGATGCTAAGCGTTGAAGGTTGGACGGCAGCAACGCTAACAGCGTATCTCAATGGTGAAATGGAAAGTACGTTTTACGCGGCAGGTGGCAAGGTTTACATGCAACAGGAACCTGACCACCTACCCGCAGTGCTTATCGTAGCGTGTGGTTGACTCTGTGTCGTAGACGGCTTACACTTACCCTGTAGGCCGTTTTCTATTGAGGGTGAAGAAATGCCAGAATTTATTGTTGATATGGCTGACGCAGGGCTAGTTGCAGGCGTCGTCTTGTTCGTAGTTATTTGGGGTGCCATCGTGCGCGAATTGTGGCTGAACCGTAGAGGATGAATGATGGACTTCGTTAATGTGGGCAAATCAAAGTCAAAAATCGGTACGCATTGGGTGTGCCCTGATGACGACAGTGATAGGCTGGTGGCAGCTGTACCGGTTAACAATACCGTCATAGGCCAACCCGTTGAGTTTATCGCGCGTCTGTCTGATATAAGCCCTGAATGGCTTAACGCATTCATTGCCGCACCGCGCATGTATAGCGAACTGACTGCTATCTACGGGATAGTGTCGGGCTTCCTAGTGGCTATGGATCGTATGAACGTGCCTGAAGCGGACGCAATGCGAACTATCTTTAGTGAAATGGTAAAGTCTATTCAAGTAACGCTAATGGCTGCCGATGTTGGCTTTATCGAAGCAGCTAACCTTTTACGAGCTGGCCGGTAAGAGATACCCACATGCGAATCGAATTAGATGGCTTCAAGCTTGTCGTAGCTGGAATCTGCGTTGCCCTGGTAGCTGGCGGCGTCTCTAACATGGTTCGTAGCGACATTGATAGCGAACAGCAGAATTACTGCCGTTTTGTCAAGGAAACGACGTGGCCTGACTACAAAGGCACGTATGCGCGTGATTGTGGCGGCGAACAGCCACCGGTGTATAGAAAGCCGAAATTAAGTAAAGGCGATGAACGAATAGTGTTGACGATGTAATCAAGCGTAGATAGAATCAAACCTCAGAAGCGAAACACCAAACCACATAAATCGTCGGAGATTCAAAAATGGCAAAGCTCGCTAAGAAATCGTTGGCCCTTCTGGTCATGATCGTTACTGCCGGTGAAAACGGCAGCTACGGCAAAGCCGCTGACCTGCAACCGCTGGTTGACGGTGGTCTGGTTGAAACCAATCCGGGCGCAACCAACGAAGCAGGCGAAATCGCCGTTCGTGCAACCGCAGCCGGTATCGAAGCTGCTGGTCAACCTGCTGAAAACAGCAACGGTAGCGCACCGGTTGCCAAGACTTCTTTCACCATTGACGACAACGTAGAGTTGCCGGTTGGTGCCACTCGCACCAAAGCCGCAACCTACCCGTTCGAACTGCTGGCTAAAGGTCAATCGTTCTTCGTCGGCAACACTGAAGCCAAGCCGAACGCTGCGAAGTCCCTGGCGTCGACCATTTCCAGCGCGAACAAGCGCTACAAGACCGAAGACGGCAGCGAAAGCCGCAAGTTCGTAGTTCGTCCGGTTGACGAAACTGCACAAGGTCGCGGCCCTGGCGCTCGCATCTGGCGCACCGTGTAACACACTGCGAAGCAACTAAAAGCCCCGGCCATAGCGTCGGGGCTTTTTTATGGTGGCGTGTTGCCCGCTATGCGTCTATCATCGCCAAAACCCATATATGGACATAAAGCGATGGCCTGTGCAGATGAGCGCGTAATCGAAACCAAATTGCCGCTTACGTGGCTTATAGGCTGCGCAGCAGCGATAATCTTTTCTCTAGGCGGTGTGTCATTCCAAGTCAGTACGATTGCCGCCACCGTATCCAAGATCGAAGTTAAAAGCGATCTACGCGACGACAGGTTGAACACTGTCGTACAGAGCGTCGCAGTTCAAGCCAACGAAAGCCGCAACATTCAATCGCAGGTAACGCAGCTAGGTTCGCAGATGGTAGAGGTACGTCGCGACGTAGAGGCTATTAAGGACAAACAACGTTGGGTGCCTGGAAAACATGAAATTAATTGAAGGTTGGAAAAAGTGGCATAAGTTCTGGTCTACTCGACTAGGTGTCATAGGCACAGCCGTAACGACTGTTCTAATCACCAATCCAAACTTGGCTAATGATTTGTGGAACGGGCTACCGTCCGAAATCAAATCGACCATCCCGCCGCAGTACATGCCGTTAATCGGTATCGCTATTTTCGTCGTTTCGATGGCTGCAAAGTTCATCGTTCAGGATTCATTGCGCAAGGAGATTGCCAGCGATGACAGCGCCAAATAACACCGTAGACCAATTGAAGCGCGACGAAGACACCGTATTGCACGTCTACCGAGACAGCAAAGGCTACTGGACTATCGGAACCGGTATTCTGGTAGATCAACGTCGCGGCGGTGGCTTACTGCCTGAAGAAAATGAATTCATCTTAGCCAACCGCATCAAGCTGAAGCGCGCAGAGTTGATTAAACGGCTGCCATGGGTGACGGGCCTGGACGACGTACGCTTTGCCGCACTGCTGAACATGGCTTTTCAAATGGGCATCGATGGCCTGTTAGCGTTCAAGAACTCGCTTAAATTAATTAGTGTGGGCATGTACGACAAAGCCGAAGCTGAATTGCTAGAAAGCAAATGGGCTAAGCTGGATAGCCCGAATCGTGCAAAGCGTATCGCTAAGCAGATTCGCACAGGCGAATGGCAATGATTCCCGGCGTATGGGCTATCGTTGTTTCAATCGGCTCTGCCGTCGTAGCGTTGTTCGCAGTATGGTTCAGCGCTAAGAAGTCAGGCAAAGCAGAAGCCAACGTAGCCGCAGCGGAACAAAGAACAGCGGAACACGAAGCGCTAGCAGTTGACCAAATTCAGAAAGCGCAAACCGCATCGAAAACAGAAATTCAGTCTGTGAGTAATGCAAATGAAGCTATTAACGAAGTCAATGCTATGTCTGACGCTGACGTTATGCGCGAGCTGCGCAACGAGTACAGCCGACCAGAAGCCGACAGTTCTGGAAACGGTGAAAAATAAACAGGTTGTAGTTGACACGGCTTGCAATTGGGTCAGCTACATCAGTGTCGGTAAGTCAGAAGAACTGACACCGCAAACAGCCCGACAGATTCTGGCGCACAATAAATCGGTTAAGAAGAACTGCCCGCAAATAAAATAGCGGACTGACAAAGCGTTGGCCTTACGTTATAGTTGCAACGACTATCAACTAGGGCCGACGTAATGACCGAAGACGAAGCGAAGGTACGCTACGCGGCCTTACTGTTAAAACACCCCAATGACTACTTCGCCGCAGCCCTGGAACTCTATCCAGGCGATACGTCGAAGGCGCTGCTTATTATGCGCGACTGGCCTACAGACCCTATTGTCATTGATGCGAAGTTTGCCAAGCTTGACGACGTTGGTGAACTTGAGCTGTTGCCAGATAAAGCAGCATTGGCGCGCAAGGTGTGGAACAAACTAGACACCGTTGAAATGGACCCTGAAGACTTTGTAAAGGTGGCGAAGTTGTACGCCGAAATTCGTGGCTATATCGAAAAGCCAGGGCTTACCGTCAACAACAATACGCAAGTAAACAACCGCGTAATGGTTATCAAAGATTTAGGCACAGACGCCGAATGGGAAACGACAGCCGCAGCGCAGCAAAGGAACTTGCTAAATGTCAGCACATCTAGACATTAATCAATTCAAAGAAAAGTTCGAAGTCGTATGGCAGCCTATACCGGCGTCGTCGCAGGAACTTGCTATTGATTCACGCTGCGACCATACACTCTATGAAGGCGCACGCGGTCCAGGAAAGACAATCACACAGCTAATGAAGTTTGCCCGCAATGTCGGCAAAGGTTATGGCGCATACTGGAAAGGGGTTATATTTGACCGCGAGTTTGACAACCTAAAAGGACTTGTAACAGAGTCGAAGAAATGGTTCAAAAAAGTATTCGGTGATGACTGCGAGTTTATGGAATCAACGCAGTCGTATAAATGGGTGTGGAAAACTGGCGAAGAGCTGTTGTTTCGTCACGTAAAGAAGCCTGGAGACTACGACGGTTTTCACGGTCACGAATACCCGTTTATCGGTTGGAACGAATTAACGAAGTATCCGACGTCCGCACTGTACGACAAATTTATGTCGGTTAACCGCTGCACGTTTATGCCGGAACGTGACACGCCTAAAGATGAAAAAGGCCGCTACCTTACTGAAGACGGTAAACCGCTACCGCCTATCAAGCTGCAAGTGTTTAGCACAACTAACCCGAATGGCCCTGGTCACAATTGGGTTAAACGTCGCTTCATTGACGTAGCGCCACGCGGCACAGTCGTACGCGTACACGTCGAAGTGTTTGACCCTCAGACACAAGAAAACACTATTGTAGTTCGAACTCAAGTCGCTATCTTTGGTTCGTACCGTGAAAACATATACCTGACAAAAGAGTATGTCGCAGAGCTTGAAAGCATTACTGACGACAACCTGCGTCGTGCATGGCTGTTCGGTGATTGGGATATCGTAACCGGTGGCGCATTTGATGACGTATGGGATAGGCGCAAGCACGTCTTGCCGCGCTTCGTAATCCCTGACGGCTGGCGGGTTGACCGGGCCTTTGACTGGGGTTCGTCACATCCGTTTAGTGTGGGCTGGTTCGCAGAGTCTGACGGTACTGAGGCGCTCATACCGTATGAAGGCAAGGTGTTCAGCTTCTGCCCGCCACGCGGCACGCTGGTACAGATATTCGAGTGGTACGGCTGCAAGCGCGACAAGCAAGGTCAAATGGAATTTGAAAACAAAGGCATTAAGCTCGGTAGCGGTGCTATCGCAAAGGGTATCGTAGAGCGTGAAATCTCGTTGCTTGCTAATGGCTGGATTAGTAAAAAGCCGTATCCAGGGCCAGCGGATAACCAGATAGGCAGTGTTACCGATACCGAAAAAGACACCACTGCAAAGACCATGGCAGACAACGGCATAGAATGGACGACATCAGATAAAGCGTCAGGCGCACGCGCTATCGGTATGCAGATAGTTCGCGATAAGTTGGAAGCGGTTAAGAAAAACGAAGGTCCAGGCTTGTATTTTATGAGTAACTGCATAGCGTCCATTAGCACGATACCCACATTACCGCGTGACGAAGATAAACTAGATGACGTTGACACTGACGCCGAAGACCATTGCTATGATATGGTTCGCTACCGCTGTCTAGTTGGTGCCGATAAGGCCGCTGTCAAACTCAAAATGCAAATGCCGCACTAAGGAAAATCACCATGCCAAACGTAGCCTTTATTCGTCCCGAACTAGCGCGCCTCTTTCCGCAGTATTACCTTATTCGTGATTGCATTTCTGGCGAAACCGTCATTAAAGATGCAGGTCCGAAGTATCTGCCGGTGCCTAACGCCGCTGATACATCCGCCGATAACAAAGCGCGCTACAAGGCGTATAAAGACCGCGCAGTGTTCTTCAACGCAACGCGTCGCACGCTTAGCGGCCTTGTCGGTCAGGTGTTCATGCGTGACCCTGTTGTCAAAGTTCCAGCTGCAATGGAAATCGTAGTTGAAAACGCGTCAGGCGGCGGTGTATCAATTGAACAGCAGGCTAAAAAGTCGCTGTCTATGACACTGGCGTATTCCCGGTCAGGCTTGTTCGTTGATTATCCAAACACTGGCGGCGTGACTACCGCAGAGCAACGCGACAAAGGTGAAGTGCGCGCAGTAATAAACACCTATTCACCGCTTGAAATTGTCAACTACAGAACTGCAACACGTGGCGCAATAGAATATTTGTCTATGGTTATGCTGGCCGAATCGTATGCCAGTTCCGACGACGGCTTTGAACTGAAGACTAGCTGCCAGTTTCGCGAACTACGTATTGAAAACGGCGTGTACATCCAACAATTATGGCGCGAAGAGTACCCGACACCGTATGACGGTTCGAAGTTGCCTAGGCGCGGCGACAATTACAAGATACATAAAACAGTCGCAATGACTGGACCGAACGGCGAACCGCTTACCGAAATTCCGTTTATGTTCCTAGGTTCCGAAAATAACGACCCTAACCCGGATAACCCGAACTTTTACGACTTGGCTAGCGTGAACGTAGCGCACTATCGTAACAGCGCGGACTTCGAACAAATCTGCTACATCGTAGGTCAACCTACACCTGTGGTCACTGGCGTTAGTCAAAGCTGGATTGACGACGTATTTAAAGGACGGCTTAATTTTGGGGCTACTGGCGGCATTATGTTGCCGGTTGGCGCCACCGCTGAATTACTAGAAGTAAAAGAAACAACTATGGCAAAAACTGCCATGGATCAAAAAGAAGCCATGATGGTTTCACTTGGCGCCAAACTTGTCGAAGTCAAGGAAGTGCAACGCACCGCGTTTGAAACCAAAGTAGAGGCGACTAGCGAAGGCTCTGTGCTGTCAACGACTACAAAGAACGTGGCAGCCGGTTATTTGTGGGCACTCAAGACTGCCGCGATGTTTTCTGCATTGCCTGAAGACGGCATAGAATTCGAACTGAACACTGATTTCGACATTGCGCGCATGACGCCTGAAGAAGTCAAACAGATTATTGAAACGTGGCAGAAAGGTGCTATCAGCTTTAAAGAAATGCGCGACGTACTGCGCAAAGCTGGTCAGGCAACTGAAGACGACGAAGTAGCTAAAGCTAGCATTGCGAAAGATACCGCCGATGCTATGGCGCTGGCTATGCCGCCTAACCAACCTGGGGCCGACGCGTTCAACCCTACCAAGAAACCAGCGACAACTAAAAAGCCTGCCGCTAAGGCATAAGGTGGTTTGAAATGGCACTATCTGACAGCATGAGGCTATACGACATAGCGACGCGTCAAGCGCTATACGTTGAAGGTGTCAAAGTAACAAACGCGCTAGAGTTTGAACAGGTATTGTTCGAACTGCGCGAGGTATTCAAAAAGATATTCGGGCGCATCAAATACACCAACTTAGACGCACTGACTAAAGTAGAGCTGACGCGCCTTGTCGCTGAGCTTCGTAGTTCGCAGATGCGAGTCTATACGCAGTACACGACGAACTTAATTCAGCAGCTTCAAGACTTCATGTCGGTTGACTTAGACGTTAGTCGAATCGTTTACGCGTCGTCACATTTCGAACTTGACGACGAAGCGCAGCAAACGATATTCGACGAAGATGAAGCGATTGCCCACATAGAAGAACAAGAAGGTCAGTCGGGGGTTGTCCCTCTGTTCGGTCAGGCTGCGGTGACAGGCGACGGCTCCCGTCTGTGGTCTTCGATCATTAACACGCCCATGGCTGCCAACGGCGTGTTCCTGCTGGCCTTTGTGGCTGCCTTCAAGACATCGGCTATTGCAAGCATCGAACAGAAAGTTCGCATGGCCTGGGCGAACAAATGGAGTGTTGACGAAACCGTAGCCGCGCTATTGGGAACTGGCGGCACAGGCTCTGCTAACGTAGGTCAGTCGGGTGTATTTGATCGTATCGACACACAGTCAAAGGCTGTTATTGACACTGCAATTTCGCACGTACACGCGGCAACCGCTGCTGCTGTACAGTCGTCGCTTTATGAGTGGTACGGCTGGTATAGCGTTATGGACAATCGCACGACGCCTATTTGCATCAGCCGCAACCTGAAGCGCTACCGATACGGCCACGGGCCTATCCCACCTGCGCACATTCGCTGCCGTTCGCACATAGCGCCTATTGTGGGTACTAAGGACGTTCCAGAAGAAATGCTATTCCACTGGATTACGCGACAGCCGAAGCAGGTACAGAACGACATGCTTGGCAAAGACGTAGCGACTAAGCTTCGCAATGGCGAAATAAGCCGCAAAGATTTGTCTAGCATCTATGGCGTTAAGCCGTTAACATTGCAGCAATATCGGGATAAGGTAAAACTTATCCTATCCAGGGCGTAACAGTGTTCGCCTAAATCAAAGAAAGGACGGTGTCCAATGGCTTTAAAGCAACGGCTTACTAAAGATGAACACGCAAAGTTGCCTGAAGTTCTGCGTAGTGAGTACATCGCAGATGGTGACGAATTCAAACTAGACGTTGAAGGCGCCGAAGATGTAGGCGCACTGAAGCGTGCAAAGGACCGCGAAAGCGAAGGCCGCCGTACGGCTGAAGCTCGTTTGCGTGAAATCGAAGACGAAAAGGCCGCACAGCAAAAGCTGTTGGATGACGCAACAACTGACGCAGCCCGCAAAGCTGGTGATATCAAAACCCTAGAAGCGTCCTGGGGCCGTAAGCATGACGAAACCGTAGCGGCTCATAACGAGCGCGTTAGTAAGTTGCAAGGCGTGCTGAATAAGCAACTTATTGACAACGTTGCAAACGACATCGCTAACAAGCTGTCAACCACTGCGCCGAAGTTGCTGCTGCCGCATATTAAAGCGCGGCTGAAATCGGACTTCGACGGCGACGAACCAACTACAAAGTTCCTTGACGCTAATGGTCAAGTTGCCGAAGGTTTGACTGCCGAAGGCTTGTATAAAGAATTCCTTGCAAATAAAGACTTCGCCCCTATAATCACCGTTAGTAAGTCCAGCGGCGGTGCCACTGGAAAAGATAACGGCGGCGGTGCCCCGAACAACCAGCAACAACAACCAACCACCGCCGACCTTTCTAAGTTGAACCCTGCGGACCTCGCAGCGCACATCAAGGAAAGCAAGGCCAATAGTTCACAGGAAGCATGAACCATGGCACTTTCCGACCTCGCGGTATATTCCGAATACGCATACGCGGCAATGACCGAAGTACTGCGTCAACAAATCGACCTCTTCAACGCCGCAGCCGGTGGCGTCATTGTCCTGTCGTCTGCCGCGCATCAAGGCGACTTCAGCGACGTGGCGTTTTTCGCAAAGGTTGACGGTCTGGTACGTCGCCGTAACGCATATGGTACTGGCACCATTGCGCAAAAGGTGATGAAACAAATCGTTGACACAATGGTGAAAGTCGCCGCAGGTACTGCGGAAATTCGACTCGATCCGGGCCAATTCAAATGGATTCAGATGAACCCAGAAACCGCAGGTGCGGTATTGGGTCAACAGCTGGCCGTTGATACCCTGGCTGACATGCTGAACACCGGCTTGTCTGCGTGGTACGCCGCGCACGTTCAAGTCAACGGCGCAGGCATCGGCGGTATCGTTCTTGACATCACCGGTCGCGACGCTGGCACACTGAAAGACAAGTTGAACTTTGCAGCACAAACCGAAGCCGCTGGTAAAATGGGTGACGGTTCTGGCGGTACTGTTCAAACCTGGATTTCGCACAGTAAGCCAATGTTCGACCTGTACGCCAACGCGCTGAACAACGCCGAACGCCTGTTCAACTACGGTAACGTCAACGTACAGCGTGACCCTATGGGCCGACTGATGGTTATGACCGACAGCCCTGCACTGTTCACCGCAGGCGGTACGCCGGTCTATCACACCCTCGGTATGGGTCCGCAGTCGCTGTTGATTGGTCAAAACAACGACTACACCGCAGCAGAAACCGTTGTCACCGGTCAGGAAAACATTCAGCGCACGTTCCAAGCTGAATGGTCGTACGAACTCGGTGTTAAAGGCTTCGCATGGGATAAGGCGAACGGCGGCAAGTCGCCAACTGACGCCGCGCTGTTCACGTCCACCAATTGGGACCGCTATGCGACTTCGCATAAAGACCTGGGCGGTGTGATTATCGAATCGCACTAAGCGAAAGCGAAGTGACTACGGGGCGTAACAGCCCCGTTTCTTTATCGAATGTGTGAGGCTATATCCATGAAACTTGCCAAGATTCTATTCTTCGTAGAAGGTCCAGCGCCTACAGCCGAACAGCTGGCCGAAGCGCTCGAAATGACTGCAAACGTCATGTTCCGTAATGCGCTGGCCGTACCTGCCGAACAACACTCGTTGGAAATCTGCGACGGCGTAGCCGGTATCGTGCCGCCGCTGTATGCTGAAGCTTTCCCGACCGCCGAAGCTGCTATTGCAGCCAAAACTGGCGAGCTGAAAGCGCTATCTGAAAAGGTTGGCGACGAAGCAGCGCCAAAGCTGACGAAATCGCAGGTGGCAGCCGCTAAAAAAGCGTCGGATGACGCCGCAAGGAATACCGCAGGCCAACAGCCGAACGGCCAACAAAGCGCACCGGCCTGGAACGGCGGCAACTAATCGCAGTCTGAACAGGATTTCAAGCCATGGCTACTAAAAAGGTTATTTACTTCACGGCTGCCGCACTGCCGACTGCAAATGAACTTGCTGACATCGCGAAGCTTAACGCAGCAGCTGTGCCAGCATACGAAGTGCAGGTATGGAAAGCCGGAACAGCGCAATCCACACCGGTACGCTCTGCCGACTACGTAGGTCACGACGGTGCAGATATCCCGGCAGAGTACAGCGCAGTTACTGTCATTGACCCTGATGACATTCCGGTAGCCCCTCTTCCTGACACACAGGCTATCGTTCTGAACGCAGGCACTGTCAACGTCGAAAACTCGCCTGGAAACCTGGATTCGCCAGCTACTGCCGTAGTAGCTGGCGGCGTACTGACCAGCGTCAAGCTGGCATCTACCAAAACAATCGTAACGACTGCTGTTGATTTGGTTGTTCCGGTCACTGGCGTGTACGTTACCAAAGCAACACCAACTGTTGTAAACGGCGTTATTACCGCTATCGTGTTGTCGTAAAGGAAAAGGCAAAATGGCTATTTTGATCGTTGTTGAAACTGGCGCAGGACTCGTTGATTCAAACGCGTATGTGAGTGTTGCCGACGCACGCACCTACGCAACGAATCGCGGCGTAACGTTGCCAGCCGATAACGATCAAGTAGCCGTAATGCTTATTGAAGCTACCGACTATATCGAATCGAAAGCATGTCAGTTCGGCGGTGTGCCCACAAGTGACACTCAGGCGCTATCCTGGCCCCGTAGTGGTTGGATTCCGAAAGGTAAAGAAACGCCGTTTCCTAGCGACGCAATACCGAAGAACCTTGTCAATGCGCAATGCGCGTTAGTTATCGCAGTCAGTCAGGGTATTTCGTTATTGCCGAACACGTCCGCATCGGACTATGTAACAGAAGAAACAGTAGGCCCGATTACCACCAAATATGCAGACCCTATCGCAGTTGGTGTTACCCCGAACTTAGGCGCAGCTGATGCACTGTTAGCACCGCTGTTCAGTTACTGTGGGCAAGGTGGCATCAGGTCGGATAGGGTTTAATCATGGCTCGATTTGACAGACAAATAGCCACAGCGCAACGTTTGATTAAAAAGAACGGCGTTGCTGTGAAGTGGCGAAAGTTCGTTAAAACTGAAGTCCCTGGTAAGCCATGGGAATTTACGCAGGTTCCCGTAGACTATGACGTAGTTGTCTGCTTTCTGACTATGACGAAGGCACTGTACGAAACGTTAGCTTTCATCCCTAACACTGACGTGGCAATAGGTTCGACGATGGGTCTAATGGGGCAGGTCGAATTCGACATTGAAGGCACTGACGTAGTTATCGACTACGACGGCAAAGAACTTGCAATTGAAACCGTGCAGACGTTGGCACCTAACGGTCAAAAGATACTGCATACGGTGGTATTTAAAAAATGACTGCGAATTATAGCGAAGCTGTTGACCAGATGTACGGACTGTTTACAGCGCAGTTCACAGCCAACAGCGCAGCGATTGTCGGCTACGTTCCTGAAATTCGCTATCTTGACGACGGCGTAGCTACTGAACCAGACCGCTCTAAAGTATGGGTGCGTATTTCACCGCAACCCATCACACGCGAACAGGCGTCGTTGTCCAATGACGTATTCGCAAAAGGCAAGAAAATGTACACCACTGGCGGGCTGTTGTTCATTCAGGTATTTTTCCCGAAGAGTTACGCAAACGCCGCCGCAGTTTCTCGCAAGTTAGGGCAAATGATCGTTGAAATATTCAACGGAACTAGCACAGAAGGCTGCGTGTGGTTTCGCAACACTCGCGTGTATCCTGTGCCGCCTGAAGAGTTGTTTTATCGGTCAAACGTCGTGACCGAATATCAACACGACGAAGTTGATTAAAGGGGCTTAATCATGGCCGATTGCGATTCGAATAAAATTGACAGTAACCTGACAGCGTTGAACTACGCCGAAGAAGAGTGCTTGAAACAACTTCCTGTCACACCTACGTGGTACGGGCTGAAGCCGAACAGTTACAGCGACTTCGGCGGCGAACTGACAAAGGTTGCCCGCGCACCTATCGACGCGTCGCGCCAGAACCAGAAAGGCACCGTTACCGACCTTGACGCGTCTGGCGGTATCAACACTGACGTTATCAAAGACCCTGCACTTACCCGACTGCTGCAAGGCTTCTTCTTTGCCGACGCTCGCGAGCCATCGACTACCAAACCGCTTAACGGTGCGGCAATCGTACTGACCAGCGTAGACGCTGCAACCAAAACCTACGCCGCTGCGTCCGGCCTGGGCAGTTTCGTTGCCGGTCAGTTGATCTTTGCAAGCGGCTTCGCCAATGCGTCGAACAACGGCGTGAAAACTGTTGTGTCTTCTACCGCAGGCACTGTCGTAGTTTCCGAAGTTCTGGTTAACGAAGCTGCACCGCCTGCCGCTGCAATGTTTTCCCGCGTCGGCGGCGAACTGCTGGCCGGTGACGTGTCGCTGGCAGTAGTTAGCGGTATTCCGTCGCTGGTTGCCACTACAACCGATTTCACGACCTTTCCGGGCTTGTTCCCTGGCAAGTGGCTGTTCATCGGCGGCGATGCGTCCGTTAACCGCTTTGCGAATAATGTGGGCTTCGCTCGCATCAAATCTATCAGCGCAACGACCATCGTCTTTGACGACACTACATGGTTGCCGGTGACTGAATCAGGCGCAGGTAAAAGCATTCGCTTCTTTGCCGGTCTGGTCATTCGAAACGAAAAAGACGCCGCCTTGATTAAGCGTCGTTCGTACTGCATTGAACGTCAGCTTGGCGAAGGTGAAACCGGAACTCAAGCCGAATACCTTGAAGGCGCAGTAGCCAACGAATTCACGCTGAACATTCCGCAGGCTGAAAAGCTTACCTGTGACATGACTTTTGTGGCGTGCGACAACACGTACAAAAGCGGCGACGTAGGCGACGAAATCAAGTCAGGTACTCGCGTATCCGCATCCGGTGGCGACGCAATCAACAGTAGCTCTGACATCTACCGTATCAAGCTGGCCGTAATTGATCCTGCAACGTCTAACCCTTCGGCGTTGTTCGGTTACGCGTCCGAAGCAACTATTACAATCACCAACAACGTTACGCCGAACAAAGCTATTGGCACTTTGGGCGCGTTCGATACGTCGGCTGGTAACTTCGAAGTCGGCGGCAGTCTTACCGCATACTTCACCACAGTGGCAGCCGTAGCAGCGATTCGCCGTAATGCTGACGTAGGTTTGAACGTTATCAGCTGCGCGAAAAACGCAGGGTTCATTTACGACATGCCGTTGTTGGGCCTGGGCGGTGGTCGTCTGACCGTAGAGAAAGACGCGCCTATTATGGTTCCGCTGGAACCAGCCGCAGCAGAAAACGAAAACGGTTACACGCTGCTTTATACTGAATTTCAGTATTTGCCAAACGTAGCAATGCCGTAATAACTGCGCTATGATTCGGGGGCCGGTCTATACCGGCCTTTCTTTTATCTGAGGGTTTATATTATGGGTCTTGCTAAGGATTACAAAACCGATTCCGCTAAGGAAGCTGACGGCGTAGAGGTAAAGCTGAGCGTAAACGATGACGGCACAGTGCCCACATTCGTACTGTCGCGCATGTCGAAATCGAACAAGCGCTACACCAAAGCTTTTGAACTGGCTACGCGCCCATACCGTCGTCAGATTGAACTGAAGACCCTGAACGAAAAGACCGCTGAAGATATGTTGCGTAAAGTCTTCGCTGAAACTGTTCTGCTGGGATGGTCGAACATCCAAAACGAAATGGTTGGTGGCGCACCGTTGTTTGCGCATCTGCCAGTTAATGCGAACATTCCGTTCAACGCAGAAAATGCGCTGTCGTTGTTCGAACTGTTGCCTGAACTGTACGACGAACTGTCGGCCCAAGCTACCGATGTATCGTTGTTCCGTGCCGCCGCAGTGGATGACGAAGCAAAAAACTAGTCGATGTTCTGGAATACATGCTCGAACTAGGCCCAATAGAGCAAAACATCGCGAAACAGGCAATGCGGGCAGGCCAGCCATTACCAGACCGCATTGCCAACGCGCCAGAACTGATAGACGGGCTGCAAATCTATCTGAATGCGTTCTTCGATCTTGACAGCGACCGAACACACATATTTTCACCAACTGCTATCCCCTGGTCTAGTATCCACAGCTACGCAATAGCTTTCGAACTGGACGAAGAACAAACGCAAGATTTGTTCTACTTTATCAAGCGTATGGATTCGATGCACTTAGATAGAGTTGCAGTAAAAATGAAAGCTGCAAACAAACCGAAATAAAGGAATATTCAATATGGGTATGGCGCGCAATCTAAATGAACTAGCGAAAAGTTTAGAAGACCGCGCTAAGTCCCTACCGCTTATAGCTGACCGTCTCGCAAAGCATGTCGCACAGACAATTGTTGACGAACTAGCTACCAAAACCCCCGTCGATACTTCGAAAGCTATTTCTAACTGGCAAGTAACGCTAGATGCGCCTGCGACCGCAGAAATTAACGCGCATTACGAAGGTAAACGCGGGTCAACCTACAGCCTTAGTTCCGCAGAAACTATCGCATTATGTAGAATGATGCTAAGAGGTAAGAAGCCAGGGCAAACGATATTTATAACAAACAATGCGGATTACATCGGAAAGCTTAACGAAGGTTCGTCGATGCAGGCGCCTGCGGGATTCGTTCAAGCAGCTGTGTATGTGGGCATTAAATCAATTGCGAAAACGGTGTAAATCATGGCCGAAAGTGACGAAAGCATAAGCATATCCGTAACCGATAGAGTATCGACTACGATTGCAACTAAGTTCACTACGATGGCCGCAGGGGCTCGCGAAGCGTTTAGCGCAATTGAGCGTTTGCAGCAGGCGCTAGCGGCTTTGAAGTCCGGCGACTCAGTGTCTAAGTTAGCGTCGGATATGGCTAGGCTTACGACTAGCGTTAATTCAAACAGCACTGCGCAAAATAAGTTGGCCGCAGCTGCTGATAAGTCGGCATTAGCGCAACAGCGCATTGCGACCGAAGCGCAAAAAACACAAGTGCAAATTGCTAACGTTGAAGCTGCATTGCAAAAGGCAATTGCCGCTGAAAACCTAGCATCTATTGCAGGTAGTAAGCTGGCAGCTGCGCAGATGACTGCAAGCACAAGCGCGCAGAAGTTCGCAACAGCACAGCAACAAACAGCCGCAGCGGCAACACAAGCGCAAACCGCAATCGTAAATCTGACTGCCGCGCAAACGAATGCGGCAGTGGCAGCACAGCGCTTGACTACTGCCCAAGCACAGACGGCGGTAGCCCAAGCAAACGCGTCTGCGGCTGCGGCTCGCAGCGCCACGGCTACGCAAGGGCTCGCGGCTGCCACTACCAAGGCGCAGACCGCCCAAACGCAAGGCGCCACCGCTGCGCAGCGTCTGGCGACAGAGCAACAGCGAACCGCCGTCCAGACTGCGAACGCGGCTAGTGCTGCCGACCGGGCTTCACTGGCTGCCTTGCGCCTGGCCGAAGCGCAGAAGCGCGCAGCCGAACAGACTAAAGGGTCAGCTACAGCGTTCAGTTCATGGGCCAAAGCCGCAGCGGCTGCCGTAGGGGTTACGCTTAGCGCAGGCGGAATCTTGAACGCTGCTGACGCGTACACCGTTTTGCAAAACAAACTGCAAAACGTCGCAGAGTCGCAGGCGCAGGTTAACGAACTGACCGAACGTCTGTTCGGATTGGCTAACGAAACGCGCACTAACGTAGACGCTACAGCAACGTCATTCGCTCGCTTTGACCGTGCATTAAAAGGCATGGGTAAGTCGCAAGAAGACACTTTGCGTATGACTGAAACGGTAAACAAAGCTTTGGTTGTAGGTGGCGCAACTGCGCAAGAAGCAGCGTCTGCTTTACTGCAACTGTCGCAGGCATTTAACGCTGGCAAATTGCAAGGTGATGAATTCCGAGCTGTGTCTGAAAACATGCCTGCTGTACTGGACGCAGTAGCAAAGGTTCTGAACAAACCTATCAGCCAAGTTAAACAGCTTGGTAGCGAAGGTAAAATTACAGCGAAGGTCATGTACGACGCCTTCAAGTCTATCGAAACCTCTATTGATGCGACGTTTGCTAAAACTACGCCAACAATATCGCAGGCGATGACCGTACTTAATAACAACTTTCAAAAGTTCACAGGCGAAGTCAACAAGGCAACCGGCTTTACCGCTGCATTGTCTCGCGGGATTATCGAACTGTCTGCCCACATGAAAGAGTTGGCGTTAGTCGCAGCTGTCGTCGGTGCCGGTTTGCTTGTCTACTTTGGTCCGGCTCTGCTTAGCGGTATTCAGCTAGCGACGCGTGCTGTCTGGACGTTTACCGCAGCCATTGCAGCTAACCCTATCGGGCTGATAGTGGTTGCAATCACAGCAGCTACCGCAGCCTTGATGCTGTACGGTGATGAACTGACGCTTAGTGCGAAACGTCAAGTGACGTTTAAAGACGGCGCGCTAACCGCATGGGCGTACATTAAAGACGGCGCAACAGCCGCAGCCACTGCGATTAGTTCTGCGTGGAACAGCGCAATTGATTTCGTTAACAGCAAAACTAACGGTTGGGGTGAAAAGTTCCGCGACATCGGCGCAGCTATAACAACACTGTTGAAGCGAAATGCTAACAGCTTTATCGGTACGTTCGTCGGTGCATATGACGTAATTCGTTTAGTGTGGGCAAAATTCCCCGACCTGCTGAAATACTTCTTTGAAAAGGCAATTAATTTCACGTCTATCGCCGTATCGCAAATTGCAAACTTGTGGATTGACGGCTTGCTGTTGATTAACAAGGGTATCGCTGCAATTGCGCCTGACGCAGCAGCGGGTATTGAAAAGGGTTTGAACGCAATACGTATTACGCTGCCGCAGATTGACGTGGGCGAAGAGCCTAAAGCCGCAGCGGCTGAAGTTGGTAGAGCATTTAGCGATGCGTTCAATAAAGACTATCTAGGCGACGCTGCAAAATCGTTTATGGATCGTGCCGCGTTAATGGCTCGCAATCGTCGCGTAGCTGCTGGCGTGCGTGGTCGTGGCACTGAATCGAACCTTCGCGGTGCAGGCGCAGACACAACCGGCACACCTTTAGACAAGGCGACAGAAAACCGCGCTACGGCGTTGGCAAAAGTCAACTTGCAATTGGATAACGAACTTGACCGCATGTCGCTGCTGCAACCTGCGCGCGAAGCTCAGGCTAAGTTCGATCAAATCGAAGAAACAATGTTAGGTAAGAAAATCAAACTTACCGACACTGAAGTAGACAGTATCAAAGCTAAAATCAAGGCTATTCAAGACGCTACTGTAGTTCAAAAGGCTATGGATCAAATTTACGAAGCTGCAATAGCACCGCAGCGCGACTATAACGCGCAAATCACAGCGGCAGATAAACTGCTAAGCAGCAGTGCTATTTCGCAATCTGAATACGACAAAGCTGTAACTAAAGCTACTGAGTCGTACAAGAATGCCGTAGACCCTATGCGTCAATTCAACAAAGAGCTTGAACAGCGCAGACAACTGCTTAGCTTCGCACCGCCTGACAGAACTGTCGAACAGCAAGTTCAACAGCAGCAAAACGCAATGCTAGCGCAAGGCACAGTTTTAACCGAAGCTCAAACGCAGGCGATGCGCGAAAACATCAGAGCGACTGAAGACTACGCTAACCTTACAGCAGCGTCTGATTCGATTTTCGAAGCTACTGCCGGTGCCATGTCAACGCTTGTGACGCAACAAGCTGCGCTTAGCGGTGCGTATGCAGCAGGCGCTATTTCACAACAGCTGTACGCTAACCAAATGGCGCAGACTAATGTAGCCATCGCTTCGCTACAGAATCAAATGGGCAACGGTAGCTTCTTTAGCGTATTTACCGAAGGTGTAGGCGCAGCGCTGCAAGGCTTCACAACACTCGCAAGCGGCGTAGCTGACATAATCGGCAACACGATGCAAACCACAATCGACGGTGTGTCGTCTTCAATTGGCAATGCGATAGCCAGGGGTGACGACTTAAAGGCATCGCTGCAAAGTGTGTCGCAAACAATCGTCGCTGAAATGCTAGGCTCGCTTATTAAACTTGGCGCGCAATACGCAGTTAATACCGCGTTGGAAATGGCAGGTATCACTGCAACCACTACTGCAAAAGTTGCGTCCGAAGGTGTTAAAACAACTGCAAGCCTATCAACAATCGGTATCGTAACCGGTGCGTCGTTGGCATCTACAGCGGTGACAACTACAGCTCAGGTCGCGGCAGCGGGCACAACGCTCGCAGCTTGGCTGCCAGCTGCCCTGGTAGCGTCTATCGGTACGTTCGGGGCTGCCGCTGTGGTCGGTGGCGCTGCGTTGCTGTCTATCATGGCCCTTACCCGTGGCTTTCAGTCCGGTGGCTACACAGGCAACAGCGCGGTAGACCAGATAGCAGGCGTAGTTCACGGCCAGGAATACGTAGTTCCTGCTGCGGCAACGTCTCGCATTGGCGTACAGAATCTAGACCGCATGGTTAGCGGTGGCGACGTTGCGTCTGTTAACCGCTCTGTTCAAACGTCTTCGACTACAACGCGCGCTGCCGGTATGCCTAGCGTAACTGTAAACAACAACGGTACACCGCAAGAATATCAAGTTGAAAGCTGGTCTGAGGATAGTATCAGATTGGTCGCACAGGATGTCGCACAGAAGACCGTAGCGCAAGACGCAGGCAAGGTCGTAGCGCGTGACCTTCGCAACCCGAACTCCAAAGCGTCTAAATCGTTCGCTAACAACACACTAACCAAACGGCGTCGGTAATTATGAAAAAGTTAGTAATACCACCGGACCAAAATAGCTACAGCTTCACTGACGCCGAAGAAACCGTGTTAGTGCAGCTTGACGGCGGTTCGCCACGCGTACGCACTGACGTATTAAACGGCGATTACACACTACAAGCTAGATGGACCCTGGACGACGGGAACTATCAATACTTCAGAAACTTTTACAAAGTAGTGTTAGCAAACGACGCTGGCCGTTTTCTGTGCGACCTGATTACGGACACTGCGGCACCTATTCAACACAATTGCTTATTTGTACCCGGTAGCTTGACACTAGTTAGTCAGTCCGGTCTAACGTACGTAGTTAGCGCTAAGTTCATGGTAACTGCGATACCTCAAGACATTCCTAACTTGGAAGTTCTTATTGACATCGTTGAAGCGTACGGCAGCGTAGAGAAAGCCGCAAAAGCGCTGAACCTTCTTGATAAACTGGCTAACCGTGACTTACCGAGAATTCAACCATGAGTGCGTATACAGACTTTTTCCTAAATTCGAAGTCTCGAATTGTGCAACTTGAGTGTATCGAAATCAGTCACCCTAACTTTTCAAAAGTCTATTACGTAGTTCGTAACGCAACGTTAGGTGTAACTGTTACGCATGAAGACAGCAGCGTACATACATACGAATACTACCCTCTAGATATCGTAGCGGGTAGCGACTCTGACGACTTGGATCAAGAATACAAAATTTCTGTAGGTGACTTAGGCGACATGCTGCCGAATGAAGTTGACGCAGTTAGAGTCGCAGGTGGTTTAGGTGTTAAGCCCACAGTTATTTATCGTGCTTACAGGTCGGATGATTTGACGCACGTTCTTATGGGTCCGACCGTCCTACAGATTAAAACACTTTCTTTCACGCGTGACGGTGCGACGTTCGAAGCGTCAGCACCGCTGTTAAACATGAGTCAAACAGGCGAGATTTATGACCTGAACCGATTTGACCCATTGCGCGGCACAATATGAGCATTGATATTTATTTAGATCGTGTCTACAACAGGTCTACGTATAACTGTGGGCACTTTGTAGCGGATGTTTGGCAAGACTTAACAGGGCAGGCTATACACGAAGCTGTTGCAGGTATTGCGCAGCCTGTCGGCAAAGGTCGCGCAGTATTAACGCAACTTCGAACGTTTAAACGCATACGCGAACCGGTATCGCCTTGCATAGTTATGCTAAATCCGCCGCGAGGTTTGCCGCACATTGGTATCTATTTACGCGGTAGAATTTTACATATAACCGAAACCGGCGTAGGATTCGACCATATCGAAGTAGCGTCGGTCGGGTTTAAACAAGTGAGGTTCTACGAATGTCTAACAAAGTAATTCTTATTGAAAACGCGCTAGAGCCTGAAACATGGCTTGAAGCCGAAACGGACGACGTACGCGCATTTCTGTATGAACACTTTAAAGGCGAGTGGCCTGATACTGCGCGTTTATATTTCGATCAAGTTAGCCTAACTAGCGATATAACGCCGCACGACGCTAAAGGCGTTGAAGCGTTAGGCGAACTTGAAGGCACGTTTTATTGTGTCGTGTATCCAGCTGGTGGCGTTGCTGCATTCATTGCAATTGTTATTATTGCGGTTATTGCAGTTACAGTTTTAATGAAGCCCGCTATACCAACCACAGCGCTTCGTAACACGCAGGCGACTTCGCCCAACAACGAACTATCGGCCAGGACGAACACAGCCCGCGTCAAGGGCCGAATTCCTGACATCTTTGGCACAGTGCGCTCTACGCCTGACTTGATTTCTCTGTCATACAACACGTTTATCAATAGCCAAGAAGTCGAACATTCGACTATGTGTATCGGTCGCGGTACGTATCAAATAAATGATATGTACGACGGCGAAACGCCTGTTTCCTTTGTCGCCGGTACTTCGGTAGAAGTCTACGCACCAAACACCGACATTCAGTCAGGCTTTCCGTATTACTCGGTAGGTAGTGCGATAACAGTTCCACCGCGAAAGGTCAGCAAGTCCAACTCTGTTAACGGGCAAGTGTTGCGGGCACCTAACGTTAATACGTACAAAGGTAATCTAGACATTTACTTTAAATATCCTGATGAAATACATCTAGATTCAGATGACACTGACGACGACTTTACCGACTTCTTTACTACAACTGATAGCTTAGTCATAACAGACGCTAATTTCTTTTCTACTGGCTCATCTTCGGTTGAAAACGTTCAGCCGTTGACTACAAGTAGCTTTCGCTTTCCTATGCCGGTTGGCGGTATTGGTTCGCTAGGTGCTATTGGTGACGCTGTCATATTAGGGTCGGCTGTGTTCGTTGTGCGAACGCCTGTTACAGATGTAGTAGAGGCGGTTTACGACTTGTCAGGTACATTTACAGTCGCTTCAATATCGTCTGCGATGTACGACACTGATGAATATGCAATAATCGGATTAACTGCACCGTACAACATTAACCCACAATGGAACTACGTAGACGATTACGCGTTGCCGCCGTTAACCGCTATTATTCTGCAAACTGTCGGCGGCAGTTCTGCATTTAACTTGAACGGTACTTACCCGATTCTAGCCGTTACTTCCAATCTAATAACGTTAGGCGCTACGTCAACCGTTAACCCTGGATGGGATGACTTAGCCACGCTTCCCGATGGACGCACCGCGCTAAGTAGTCCGATACTTACCGTCAGCGGGCCTAAGTGGGTTGGCCCCTTCGTACTTGAACAGACAGACCGTAACACTGTACTAGTCAACATCGTTGCACAGAGCGGCATATATAAAGACAACGGTAGTAAGCAGACCAAATACAGCGTAACTGTTGAAACCGAAATCACACAAGTTGATAGCGGCGGTACACCGTTCGGCCCTGCGTACACCTATTCAGCTACGCTGACAGGTTCGTCAGTCAGTCGCGATCAAGTGGCGTTTACTGGTGAATACAGCCCGCCGTTCGTAGGCCGTTGTCAGGTTCGTATGCGTCGCGTTAGTGTGACCGATACGAAGTTCAAAGGTAGCGTTATTGACGAAGTTAAGTGGCGCGACTTGTACGCAGCTGCGCCTTTTCAGCGCACTGACTTCGGTAACGTAACGATAATTCGCTCAATGTCGTATGCGACATCAGGGGCGCTTTCGTTGAAAGAACGTAAGCTGAACTGCGAAGTTACCCGCATGATTCCTATTTGGACTGGCGGAACAAGCTTTACGCCTGATTTGCACGCGTCTAACGATGCAGCACAAATAATGGCATTTGTGTGCTTGGATCAATACATAGGAAACCGCGAATTAAACGAAATTGACTTTGATTCGATTTTTGCAGCTCGCACGCAGTCCATTGAATACTTCGGCACAAATTGGCCGTTCCAATTTAGCTACACGTTCGACAGCGACAACTTGTCGTTCGAAGAAACCATAAGTTCAATTGCAAGTGCTGTGTTTTGCCAGGTGTATCGGCGTGGCAACGTTCTTAAGTTAATGTTTGAAGGTGCGACAGACGACAGTGTTATGTTGTTCAATCATCGCAATAAGATACCAAAGAGCGAAGTTAGAACCGTTACGTTCGGCTACGGCAATGACAACGACGGCGTTGATTACGAATGGGTTTCGCCAATAGACGACGCTGTAATTACGTACAGTCTGCCCGAAGACGGTAGCGCAGTTAACCCGAAAAAGATTGAAAGCATTGGCGTTCGAAATAAGTTGCAGGCCCGCTTTCAAGCGTGGCGTTATAGGAACCGCATTCGCTACGAAAGCCAAAGCGTCGAATTCGAAGCCACTAG